GTATGGTAAAACGTCAGTAACTTTAGCCAATGGTACTAAGATAGGTATATCCACAACAACTGGTACTGCAGCTCGTGGTCAATCTGTAAACTGTTTAATTCTAGACGAGCTCGCCTTTATTGAACCGCATCTGGTTGAGGAGTTTTGGAAGTCAGTTTATCCAATTGTATCGTCATCGAAAAAATCAAAGATCTTTATTGCATCTACAGCTAATGGTACTGGTAATCTATTTTATAAATTATATACAGGAGCAGAAAGCGGTGAAACTAACTGGGCATGTGATAAAATTCTATGGAATGAAATTCCAGGCCGCGATGAACGATGGAAAGAAGATACGATTAATTCTATTGGCTCTATAGAAGCGTTCAATCAGGAGTTTAACTGTGAGTTTCTCGATTCCGGTGAAAGTTCATTAAATGAAGAACTCTTTGCAAGGCTGATGCAGAGAACACAGGAACCTAAATTTGTATTTGATGAAGGTAAGTATCTACTATGGGATGAGCCTTCTAGCGATGGTATATATATTGTTAGCGTCGATACCTCGGAAGGAGTAGGAGCTGACTATTCTGTAGTACATGTCTTTGATTATCGTGATCTTACTAATATCAAACAAGTCGCTACATATTGCGATAATACTATATCTCCATATAATTTTACAGAAAAGGTATATGAGATCCTACAACACTGGGGTAATCCTCTAGCGTGTATAGAAAGAAACAACTGCGGTGCGCAGGTAGTTGATAATTTGAGTCGCCATCATGGATATGAAAATATAGTATGCTGGGGAGCATCTGCTGCCGGTAGAGCTAAAAGTCAGCTAGGTATTATTGCTCATACTAATACTAAACATAAGGGCGTTACTAACATGAGATACTGGATCAATGAATTAGAAAGTGTGGAAATACGCGACGCTAATCTAGTAAAGGAGTTAAGAGACTTTATCAGGTACCCAAACGGTACATGGGCCGCTAAAAGAGGCGCTGGTAATCATGACGATAGGGTGATGTCAATGATATGGAATCTAATTATACTAGAAGATGAAGTAGTTAAAAAATACTTCGAGATAGTTCAACTCGATAAAAATAAAAAACCATTACAGATCAAGCAATTTGACTTTGGGATTAAATATTTTATGAACCCAACATCTATTTATAGTAATGAAAAGACGGAAGATAGTTTCGATAACACACCGCCGATTTTAATTGGCAACGCAATGAATCAATCATCTGACATGGATCAATTAATGGATATGGGCTTTAAACCTTTACAATAACAATATGTCACTAAATCAATCACAGTTTAATAAGAGTCGCTTAGATAAATTTCTAATGGTAATTAACCTACCAGACCCTTTAAAAGGTATTAATACAACAGACTTGAGCGTACATACCGATAATAAGATAAATGAGAATTCTCTACAGTTCTCAGTTTACGGTGCAGTAATTCCAAATATAACGGTACCTGAAATTACTGAACAATACGCCGGTCAATCCTTTAAAATCTCTAGCCATACTAGACCTCCTTATGAAAACGTATCAGTGAACTTTACTGTAGATAGCAGATTTAACAATTATTGGGTTCTTTATAAATGGTTGGATTTACTGAATAATGATAAACAGTCAGTTTTCGATTCTGACGATCTGTCTAAAACACCAGCTATAGCTACATCTAATAGAAACAAAGTTAAGTCACCAAACCCTGCATCATTATATCAAGCTGATATAACATTATATGCCAAGGATGAATATGATAAAAATGTAGTAAAATTTGTATATACTAACGCATTTCCTGTTAATCTTGGAGGTATTAACTTCAATTATAGAACCGAAGGTGAGATTGAAACAACATTTGAATTTGCGTTCTCCCAGTTATTAGTTGAATTACTGTAATTTTTAGATCGAAATGCCATAAATAATATTATGGGACGTACAATTCAATCTCCAGGTGTAGAAATAAAAGAAGTCGATTTAAGCTTAAGACCTGCTATAGCAACAGGTACAACCGTGTTAGCAGCAGGTTTTACAGATAGAGGGCCAACAGATGAAGTTATTCAAGTGACAAGCTTGAGCGAATTCGAGCAAATTTACGGGGCTCCAACTACCCCAGCTGAAAGATATTTCTATCATTCCGTTAGACCGCTGTTTAATTCACCGGCGAATATTTTAACATATCGACTACCTTATGGTAGTGATACAGGTGCTGGTTTCGGTAATAGTTACGGCGCACTAGTGTATCCATGTAGTGCGGTTGCTTTATCAGGTTCCGGTGTTTATTCAAGCACCTTTTCACAGGTAATAGATGAAAGCGGTGAAAGTGTACCTACAAACTATATTTTAGGTAAACCAGTACACTACGAACTTACACAAGAGCAATTCTTTAGTATACAGCAAAGACAAGGCTTTGAATGGTCAGATGTAATTAATCCAAATCCATCAACTTTTGAGGATCTTGGCGGAGCAGCTGTTATTGTTCTTAATAAAGGTCAGACAACAGTTAATAATAAATATGAAGGCTTCTATGTAGGTCTTGCTGATAATACAAACTTAAACGAAGCGACAAACTTTGATGCTATTCTTACTGCTGAGACAGTAGGTGCTAGCGCTACTTCAACGAGTTCATACTTACGTTTACCGGAAGGTCGACTTAATTTTGCATTATCAGCACTAAATGACGCTCAGACAAATACATTTGGTCAAGAATCAGATAGTATTGCTGAAATCATGGAAAATCTTACTGATTACGATATTGCAAAGCCAGGATTTGACGATACATTATCTGTCGGTTTATTCAAACTTAGACAATCAGTATTTGCTTCTGATGTTATTAAGTTAGATTATGTTCTATCAGAGAGTTATGTTGGTTCTTTCGATTACCATCGTCAACAGCAATCACAAACTGGTGGAGCAGCTCAGAGCTTCTTCTTAGGATTTAAAGAAGATCAATCTCCGAATGTGCAAGTGCTCATTAACGATAATCTCTCACATAGAAATGGCGATACATGGCTAGGTCTTGATGGATTACCTGTTAATAAAGTTAGATTAGCTTCAACTAAGTTCAGTACAGCTCCTCTCGCAGAAGCAAATTGGCCTATACTTTCATCTGGCTATGTAGCTACTGGTTATGAAACCGCTGCGCCTTTTATTTCAGCAGCTCTTATTGATACAGCAGAAACGCTAGGCGTTGCAGATAGCTTATTCACAGTAGGTGCATATACTAATGCAAATCTACAGTCAACTCAGAAGGATCTTGGTTCTATTCCGCAAAAGCTTGATAGATTACTTGATACTGTTGAAAATCCAGATATCTTTGATATCGATATTACAATTGAAGCTGGTTTAGGTACAATTAATGCTGGTAGAGAAGCTAACGGTGATGGTAAGTACTATGATGATCTAACTAATGTACCAATGTCTGGTTTTGCTAAATCTGATATTACATTGATCGATCAAGATGCTCAAACTTATAGAGATAACTGGAAGACAATCTACAATAGATTTAACGACTTCGCAGAGAAGAAGAGAAAAGATCACTTGTTTATTGCTGACCTTCCTAGACCGATCTTCTTAGAGGGTGCAAACTTCAAGACATTACAAGATCCTAATAAGAACTTCTCGTTAAATATCAATAAGCCTATCCAAGCATTCACGTCTATCTTGAATTCTAGCTACTCAACAACGTATGCTGCTTGGACTAAAGTTTATGATGCGGTGTTAGATGATCAGACATGGGTACCATTCTCTGGTACTGCTGCTGAGATAATGGCTAATACTGATAGTAACTTCCAACCTTGGTTCGCACCAGCTGGTTTCACACGAGGAAGAGTAGGTAGTGTTAATGACATATGCCTCTACCCGAAACAGAAGCAAAGAGATCAGTTATATAAGATTTCTGTTAACCCTGTTGCGTTCTTCCCAGGAGAAGGTTTTGTTACCTTCGGTCAGAAGACATTGCAATCAGCGCCAACTGCGTTTGATAGAATTAATGTTCGTCGTCTGTTCTTAAACTTAGAGAAGTCAACACGTACAACTATGAAGTATTTCATATTTGAACCTAACACGCTCCTTACGAGAACTCGTATCATTAACACACTAACTCCTATCTTTGAGAATGCAAAGAATACGGAAGGTGTTTATGATTACTTGATCGTTTGCGATGAGAGAAATAATACCCCAGATATCATTGATCAAAATGAGCTCGTGGTTGACATCTATCTAAAGCCTCAATAGCTAAGAGGTCGCCTGGAGATACAGTATTACTAAAAGTCCGTTCGAATCGGATGACTAAACCAATTTTATCGCTCTTTGACAGATTATCGATACTCAAGGATTTATCTTTCATAGCAGATTATGGATCACAGTATTGGTAACGCTCCTTCTTTTGGAACTCAGATATAATTATAGTATGACAAATAACAATAACACACCAGAAGTAAAAGAGACATTAACCATCGGTCAACTCAGCAGTGCAATCGATGTTATAGCAAGAGCCAGCCGTGATGAGGGTACCCGCCGAGCAGTAATTGCAGGCCTTAGTGACGTATTTAACCCAGAGATGTTCTCATTGATTGGAACGGTCAATGATAACT